TCTATTGTTAAATCATACGCTGGCATTTCGGCGCCGCCGATGATTGCAATAGTCGGGCGCCCGCTGGTCACTGCGACGTTTTTGCCTAGCACCAAACTGGCTAGGTGCATTAGGTTGCGTTGCGCGTCAAGGTTGCCCGGGCCAAGGGTAATAATGCGTACCGTGTAGGTCATTTGCACAATGTTGCCACCGCCGCCATAAACGCTAAAAGTAGGGGCATCTATGAACGCACAAGGCGGCACAAGGTTTCTAGGGTCTGTTACTACCTGTAGGCCTGTAATGCTCGTTAGCGAGGCTGCTAGATCGTCTAGCGCCTCATTAAATAGGTCGGTGTAAGCAACGGGCATTATGCCACCGCTGGTTTAGGGATACCCAACAGCATTTTAATTGCCGGGCTTAGACCTACCGAGGCACCGGCAGACATGCCATCAAACGTGGCGAAATCGGTTACAGCCCCACGCTGGCGGTAGAAAAACCCGCCTAGTGAAATAGTGCCAAGCGTTACCTGACCGTTAGGTGACGTAGTAAGGCTGTCAATGTAACCAGCCTCTTGGCGTCGCGTAAATGCAAGGCTGTTGGCAGCTAGGGCGCATTGAGTAAGAAACGCGGTGTCGAGCGCCGACGCTGTACCAATGCCGAGCCAGTCCTCAATTTGGGTAGCCGTAATCCATGTGCAGGTTTCGGTAAATGTGATCGTGCCGGTAGACGCGGTGCGCTGTACGTCTGTACCTACGCAAGCGTAAAGCACCTGATTAGGTACAGGTATTTCGTAGTTAAAGAGTAGATCGCCCTGATCGTCTACGCCAATAAACAAATACTCGGGTAAATCGTAAACCGTAAACGAGCCATTAAACGGTACTGCAACGGAACCAACCGTAAAGGTTCCGCCTACAACTAAATCATTAGGTGTAAGAGTTTGCAGTACCGCGTAATTGCTAAGTAACTGTTTATGTGTGACCGTGTAAGCGGCCATAACTGGCCTCTTTTCCGATTAAACGAGTTTGCAGAACTTGGTTGCGTCTGCCATGAACGCTGCAGCGTAACCGCGGTAGGCAATGGTGCGGCCCAAGATGCTTGGAACCTCTACCGAAATTGCACCCTTTTGCTGTTCGTAGAACTCGAACCCAGCAGCATCACCGGCAGCGTGGCCGATAAATGCGGTGTCGGCTGCCATGTTTTTATCGACTACCAAGGTAAGGCCCAATGGGGTGCCGTTCCAAGAGGTAGCGGACTGTGTGCCGAGCGCGTTCATTGCCACCATGTTTGGTGCGCCAACAAATGGGAACGCTGGGGTGCCATCTGTGCTGGTCAATTTTCCGAGACGGTACCACGTGGTTGGGTCTACGAAAAAGTGTGTAGGCAAGTAGTTGCTGCTTGAACTGATCTGATATGCAGCGCCGTAAATTGCTGCCAACCAATCGGCTGGCTTGCTCTTGTCGGTGACGGTTTCGCTTTGCACGATGCCCGAGTAGCAAGTATCTACTGCGTAATTATCCGTGGCCTGCCCGTAGGCGATTGCTAACTGATTAAGCACGATGTTTACGCTGTTGGGGTCACTCCACGAAATATCTTGTTCGGACAAGGTCACGTATGTTCCAAAAGTTAGTTTGCTGACATCCGTGTTGCTAACGGTCACGGTGCTTGGGTCAAGCGTGTTTAGTTGGCCTGTTGGCTGTTGCGTAACTGTTGGGCGAACTGTGATCTTTGGTCGGCGGAATGTCGAGCCCTCTTGTGGCATTGCCTTAGTACCGATTGCGGTAACAAATGGGCGGATTGGGTTAAGCCCATCGTAAACGCTGCCAGTAATAATTTCAGGCAAAATACCCGGGGTGTCTGTGGTTGTAATGTTTGGTGCAGCTGCTTGAATACGTGCGTTCATTTCCGCAAGTACTGAACCGCCCTGAACTGTTGCTGCAATGAATTCGGCTGCCGATGGCAACTTGAAATTGCGTGCTTGTGCGTACAATGGTTGTGCCATTGGTGCGGCTTCAATAACGGCTGGGGTTTCTACTGGCTGTGACATTTCGTTAATCTCCTCTACGGGTTCCTGTTCACTATTTAACACTACTTCAGTTTCCTCTTGGTGGATACTGGCTGCAACCCGATCTACGGATGCCCCGGCAAACGCACCAAATGGCACTAGGGATAATTCCTGCCATGACGCCTCGGCAATAACCATTGTGCCGTTTTCGTCATAACTAAATTTGGTTGGATTTACGCCAACGGATACAGCGTCTAAAACGCCATCTGCCGCTAATACCAGCGCCTCGTTACCTAGCGTGGTTTCGCTAATGCGGGCCTCGTACATCATGCCGCCCGGTGTATCCACCATGCTCGTCACCAAGCCCACGGCCTGCGTACTGTCATGCCCCAAATAAAGTTTAGGCATTTTGCCACCGGCATTAAGGCTGCCCGGCATAAACATAACTTTGGTGCCATCGCTAACGGTTGCCTCGACGTTGTACGGCAGGGCTAAACCAGCCAAGGTACGGCGTGGCATACCATCCGGGCCAGCTGCATCGAGTGTTAATTCTTGTTGGGTTAATTTAAGCATTAGGCATTACTCCCGTTTCTGCGGTGTCGTAACTTTCGTTTTCTTTTTCCATTAAATAGTTTTCGCTTAGGTAATCGTCAATATCAAACTTGACATACGTTCCACGCGGTAGCACGTTGTCGGCGCTAAGTGTTTCGCTTATGCAGTCCATAAACAATTTGGCGCCGAACATGTAAAGGTCTTGGCGTGCTTGCGTGCTGTTTTGGTAACTGTATGAACCAGTAGCAACACCCAACAAATATGGCGGGCAGTTAGCAAGGCGCGCAATTTCTAGCGCCTGATATTCGGATGCCTCAACCAGCATTTGTTTGATTGGGTCTGTAGTTGTTTCGGTGTACGTCACAAATTCGTTAAGCGCTGCAACGGTATTGGTTAAACGCGCTGCCTCAAATGACTGGCTCAACTGTTGCAATTCCTCGGCGCTCAATGGCTCGCCACCTACTTGGCGCAATACGCCATTAGGCAAACTGTTAGCAGCTGAACGCAACCGCGCACCCTCAAGTTTTAGCGATGTTAAAACAGCGTTAGGGCTTGTGTATAACAAACCTTGTATAGGGCTAATGAACTGCACCACGTCGCGGTGATCTACTGGCAAACCGCTAAACATAATTTGTTTAGACGGCGCAAAAAATACCGGGCCTGCCTGATCTTGTGTTAGCACCATTGCGCTAGGCATGCGTTGAAACGCCATAGGAAACCCGTCAGCACTACGTTTCGTGACTGCCAAAAACGCCCGCTGCGTGAAAAATAAATCATCAAATAACCACGCAAATAGTGTGCTGTTCGGTAGCGATGGGTCAAGGCGGCGCAACCAACTACGTGGCGCAATATCTACCTCTTCCATTTCCTCGCCGTTCCACATTTCGTTATACATTTTTAGCGGGGTGCAACCAATGACGCTGGCCAACAGGTCACGCGCTCGAGTAATTGCAGGCACGCTCATTGCGCGTTGGCGGGTGTTGCCTTGTGTAAAAGCGTAGAAATTGTCTAGTTGTGACATGCCAACATTGCTGCCGGCTGCAGCCTTTACTACTGGTTGCGCGGCGTCGGTAGTTGCACGTGTGAAAAGGCCCATAGGTTTAGTTTGCCATATCTAGTAAATGTTTGGTGGCATCGGCTGGGCCTAGACAATTCCCGACGAAAAGGCAAGGTACATCCAGCCGACACCGCAAACGATATTAGCGGTTAGCGCTAACTATTATGGGTTTGCCCATAGCAGCGGGTTTGCCCACTAGCGCTACAGCAAACACCAACGCACGCGCCATACAGATTGCGCCGGGTGACCTTTGCGAACTAATAACTATATTCCCGTTGTGTTTTACGAGTACTGCGCGCTCGACGTGTTCGCTTAGTAAATGATCGCCGTTATGCAATAGTCGGCCCTCGAGGATGATTGACCGGGCAGCTGCAGTCCAGCGGTTTAACTCGCGGTAACCCACGATCACGCTACGCCGGCTTAAATGCGGTGGGCAATGAACTTCTAACGATGGCACTATGGCAAGTTTTATGTTTGGTGCCTTGGCTATTTCGGCTTCCACGTGTTGCCACATTTCGGCCATAGTGTCGGCCACAAACGCGGTTACAACGTGGGTTTTAGTTCCCGAGATCACGGCACGCACGCCATAAAATAAGGCGTTATCCTCGCCTACCTCTACAGCCAAAACACCGCCAGCGGGTGCGGTATCTGTAGTAAGGCATGCAGCGAACTGCCCCGGCTCAAGCCAACTAGACGCGCTAGCAGTCCACGTATTAACCGAACTTCTTAAAAACGCGTTACGGTTTGGCGCTTCGCTTTCGCCTTGGATTACTTCCATTTCCAAGGTATGCCCTAGGGCGGGGTTTGCGTAGGCCCATGCTGCTGGCGTCATTAAATCCATGGTGGCGGGGTTCGGTGACCACTCGGCAAAATATAAAGTACCCGGCACGCCTGCATCTATTGCGCGCAAGCCCTGTTCTCGCCATCGCAACATTGCCGTACTCGACTGATCGCCAGCGGTAGACCACATAGAACATAAAGGGTTTTTACGCGCACGTTGCGTAGGTAGCAAACCCTGATCTATGGCTTCCTCGGATACCGCCCACGCCTCATCTATTACGAGCAAATCCACGCTGTAACCGTGACCAGCGCCCGGCGTTGCAGCTCTAACGTGCCATATTGACCCATCAGGCATAGTGAGTTTCTGCCGGCCATAAGACCATGAAACCTCGGCACCAAATTTCGCCTCAAGTACTGGCGCCAAATAATTAAACAGCGCGGTAGCCAAATCCAATTTGTGCGCGACACTGATAACGGTTTGAGGTTGCCCGCGCTCTTTACCTTGTGTAGCAAGCCACCAACCAATGAGGCTGGCTATGGCAACGGTCTTACCGTTTTGCCGGGCAACAGAAACTAAAGACACTCGAGGCCGTGACCCATCATCGGCAATAGACGTTTGCCCATGCAATGCGCGCAACTGCCATGGCATTAAATCCACGCCCAAAATGTTTTTAGCAAAAGCC